AGTAAAACGGGGTTTACTCGATAGGGCTACTTCTGAGCAAAGATTTCAACAAGCAAGACAAGGATTAAAACAACAAAGGGCTGAACAGGAAAGGGCTTTTGAAAGTAAACTTGAAGGTACTATGAAAGAAATAGATGACGCACAGCAACCTGCACCTGTAGCACAGCCACCTGTAGCACAGCCACCTCAACCTGCACCCCCAACAAGAGATGAAAGATTAGCACGAGCAAGAGAAATTGCTGATAGACAGGTTCTTGTTAAACCACCTACACCTCAACCAGCAGAGCCACCAAAATTAGCAGATTTACCGGGTCGTCAACCAAAAGAATTAGACTTAGCAAGTTTACCACGAACACCTCCACCGGTGTATTCTCCACCTCCACCTCCACCTCCACCAACGAATCCTCTTGATGTATTGGGTGGTGGGCCATTAAATCCGGCACCAAAGAGGGAAGGTGTAGAACCTGATAGAACACCGACTTATACTGACCTCGGCCCTAATAAATATACAACCGTAGATAATAACAAATACAGTTATGGTAATCAACCTATGAGTGCAGAACAAATGTATGCGGGACTTCCAAGTAAAGTAAGACCACATATAGGAGATAACCTTGATTGGCAAAATAAACCAAATATGCAATACCCAACAGACCCTCTTGCAGATGCAAAAGCAAGATTAGTACCTCAAAGTATAGGAAGAACTGACATAAGTGAGGAAGGTGGGCCAAAAGCCACTATTGGTCAAGAAAGATTTAGAGGGCCAAGAAATCGTTTTGGTTTGTCAAGCAGAACAATAGCCCCTCAACTTCCTGATACTGATGCTTTAGGTAGAAAATTAACTTATGATTTTGGACTTGATGCAAGTGGTAAACCTGACCCATGGGCGGGAATACAACCGTGGAAAACTGAAAAAGCATTTGTAGATATGATATTCAATGAGTTTGGTGACTTATTCCATAAGGCTGACCCGCATGAAGTTGGTTCTATCGTCATGGGATTGTACTTAGATAGAATAACCGGGTGATTAAATGACTGATATGAGTGAGTTTATTTTGGACATGGACAGAAAAATGTCTGCCAAGTCCTTTCAATACTTCTTCTCAGAAATATTAGGTTTTGATTATTCGGGGCATCACAAAAGTTGGGATGAAGGTCTTGATAAAAACAGATACTATTGTGTTAAAGCAAGTCGTGACCACGGTAAATCTGTATTTTTCATGAGTCGTGCATTATGGATTGCAGCATTTCAACCTAATACTCACATCATGATTTTTTCTCACTCACTTGAGCAGACACTTGAACACATGCGTTTCATTCGTAATAACATAGAAGGTACACCTTGTCTAAAACACTTAATTCCTGAAGGTAGACCGTGGCGTAAGACATACTTTGAGTTTTCAAATGGTAGTCGTATAATGGCAAAGTCTGTTGGTGGAGGAACTCGTGGTTTCCACCCGAATGTGGTCTTGTGTGACGATATTCTATGGGGTACTACTGGCACTGAATTGCAAAGAGCCGCAGATTGGTTCTACGGTGTATTGCTTCCTGTTTTACACCACACAGGTAGACTGATGATGGTAGGTACACCGTTTTCGTATAACGATTTATATTCTCAACTTGAGCAAACTGAAACATTTACTGTTGAAACATATCCTGCTATCAATGAGCAAGGTGAAGCACTGTGGCCTGAACGATGGGATTTAGATTCACTTGACCAAAGAAGACTATCTATGCCAGCGATACAGTTCTCTCGTGAGTATCTATGTGAGCCTATTCACGATGTAGCGAGTATGTTCCCTAACGATATACTAGAAAAAGCCCGTAACAAAGAGTTAGTATTACTTGATAGGGCTGAAACTGAGTATGATGAAGATGGTGAACCGGCTGGTGTATTTGGTCAGCACTTTATTGGATGGGACACAGCAATTGCTTCTGATAAAAATGCTGACTTTACAGCAATGACTGTACTGCGTACACTTCCTGATGACAATGTAAAACAAATTGTTGGTGTATTCCACGAAAAGGGTGTAGGTGGTTTGGCGCAGAAAAAGCAGATTCTTTTACTGAATAATCGTTTCCAACCTGATTTGATTGAACTTGAAGGTAATAACTTCCAGCGAATGTTTGAGGCTGAATTAAAAGAGATGAGAAATGATATTCCTATCAAGACATTTATGACTACCCGACAGCGAAAAGAAAGTATGTTTATGTCACTACTAATGGCATTTGAACAAGGACAAATTCAAACTCCATACGGAGATAAAAGAAGTAGAGAGTTTACTCACAAATTAGAAACAGAGTTGAACCGCTTTGGTATGCAAAAGAATGGTAAGTTAGAGAGTGTAGGCACTCACGATGACTTAGCAATGAGCCTAGCGTTGGCTAATTGGGCTACTAAGGAGTTCAAGGGTTCAATAGTTCTACTCGATGATGTGATGCCCGGATTTGATGAATGGCTAACCGGTAAACCACATAGAAATAATAGAGATAGTTTAGCAGATGGGTGGATGATACCATGAAGATAGGAGTAAAAAAATCAAAAATTGAAAAATTAATGGTGAGTAATCCATATTCTTCAAGTGGGACTAAAAAATGTATGAACAGTTTTTGTAACGCTGATATTCCCGCTAACAGTGCAGGATGCCCTTATTGTGGTTCACCACAAAGGAGGTTTTGATATGATAAATATGGATTATGTAATGGGCTTTTTAAAATCAAAAGGCGAAGAAGAAAAACCGAAGAAAGGTGGTATGATTATGGTGATTACTGTAGCCAAACCAAAAAAAGTCGGTGTTAAAGATAAGAAGAAATAGTTTATTAAAGAGGTCAATTGAGTGGTCATTATGTGGGGGAGTATGTTGATAGGTGATACCTACGATGTTCCTTTAGATGTGAGTGATGACTTTTCTAACTTAGTTATTAAAAACCTATCACAACATCCTAGTTTTCAAAATTATACTATCCCTGTAGAATCATCTACTATATTCAAAAATGAGTATGTAAAAAAGAAATCTTTTCCTCAAAATGGAGATGGATGGTTTGAATCTCATTATGGAAAAGATGCAAATTCAATAATCAGAATGTGTAAGAAAATGCGAAGACACGATAAAGACAATAGAGATGATTATGACAATATTATAAGTGATATTCGTACTCTAAAGGCTATGGAAATAGATACTACTATCAAAAATCTATCATGGTCAGAAGGATTAAATGATGTAATAAGAAATATCGGTTTAGACGATAAGACACTCAAAGCATTGCGTAAATTTGGAGAGGCTAGGAGTACAAGTTTACAAAAAGCGTGTCAGCAATATCTAAAGGCGGTAACTGTTTTACAACATATTAACGATAAAGTAGATTGGGACACTAATGACCAACAAAATTGGGTAGCAGCACTTGATTTAAAAAAAGATGCTCAAAAAATGTGGAGGAACACCTTACACCAAATAGATTCCTTGACAAAAAGCGATTATAACGCTTTAATGTTTACTACAGACCTATTAGAAAAAGAAGGCGCACTAAGTAGTCGTGAGATATTACGAAGGGGAATGAATACTCTTGATAAATCTATGACCACAAGCAAGTTAGGAAGTTTAATTAAAATGTATGGTGAAGAAGTTGATGTTTACAGGGGTGCCTCAAGAGGGACATTTGTAAAAATGGGACATAACGGCCTTATCATAAAAGACATATGGGCTTATACTGCTGGATTTGTAGACGCTGATGGTAGTATCTTTATTTCTAAGCGTGGTGACCCTCGTGTAACTATAGTAGCGAGTGGCACAGAAGGAAAAATGCACTGTGAAGAACTACAAAAGTTGCTTGAGTGTGGTCGTCTTGTATCTGACCAAAAATTAGCCAAAAATACTGTAAAACCTGTACACAGACTTATTTTTTCTTCAAAAAATTCTATTCGCTCTTTGCTAAAAGGTATATCTCCATATTTAAAATTAAAATCATTACAAGCAAAGGCTGTGTTAAATTATATTGATGAAAAAGACACAATGCGGAAAAATGAGTTGTATCAACTTGTTACTTTCAATAATTGGAAAGAGCATAAAAATAAAGCGGCTTCTCTTCTAAATGAATGGGGCGTAGATGCTGATACTATTGGTACATTTGCGGAGGGTCTATGATGGCAGAAGAAAAAGGAAGAATTAGTCGTTTTATCAGCGCATTAGGAAAACCATTCAGGCGTAAGGATTCACCGGTTCCAACCATGCCGCTTTGGACAAGTGGTATTCAAGAACCTGTAATGGCTCAAGGTATTACTATACCTGCACTTTATGCAGTTAGTAATGAATCATTAATTTTGAGAACAGTTCTTGCTAAATTAAGACAAGAGATGTTTAGAAGAGGATATTATTTTGAAAAGAGATTCGTTAAAAAATGTGTAGTTTGTGATGAGGAATATCAAAGCGATGTGCAACAATGTAAAGAATGTGGAGGGGCAGTAAGAGGGCCGGACACTGATGAATTGACATATGCTAGATGGTTACTTAAACAAGAAAATAGTATGGAGCAATCATTTTTACATGTATTAAATGAAATAGAAGCAGATTTGAATGTGGTAGACGATGGTTTCTTAATTCTTGTAAAAGAATACTTTGTGGACCCTAAGACTAAGGAAGTAGCATTTTTCCGTGTAAAAGAGATTATGCGTGGTGACCCTATCTTTATGCGAATTGTAGCAGATAAGAGAGGTGTGCGTGGTGGTCGTTACAAGACTTGTTTAATTCATAGAGATGAAATAAAAACACATGCTGAAGATGATACTTGTGAAATATGTGGTGCAGAATTACACGATGTACATTATGTAAATATGGCAGGTTCAGGTAAGACTCAATACTTTGTAGAGGGTGAAGTATTACATGTAAGTAAATACACCCCATCTAAATTATATGGTCGCTCTCCTGTTAATACAATGTGGCGACAGGCAATGACTCTCACCGCTATGGATAATTACATTTACACAGCGTATCAAAAACGAAGAATGCCAAAAGGTATTGTATCTGTAACTACAGATAATCTTGAATCTATGAAGTCATTTTGGAAGGCTGTAGATGAGAAAATGGAGCGTGACCCTCATTATGTACCGAAGGTTGGTATTGAATCTTCTACAGGTCGTGGTGGTGTAAATTGGGTCAAATTCATGGACACGCTTGAAGAAATGCAGTATATAGCAGTGCGTGATGAAATACGAAATCGTATCGCTGCTTTCTACGGTGTTTCATCAGTCTTCATGATTGATAGTGGTAAATCAGGTGGATTGAATAACGAAGGTATGCAAATACTTGTTACTAATCGTGCTGTTGAGTTTGGTCAAAAAGTGTACACAGAGGTTTTATTTCCTCGACTTCTCAAGCAAATGGATATTAACGATTGGAAACTAACACTATATCCAAACGAAGAAGAAGATGAAATTACAAGATTGCGAAGAGATGAGCAAGAATTGAATGTAGCACAGAGAATGGCACAACTTGGATTTGCACCTGAATTATTAGAGGACACTGCTAATCGTGACATTAGATTTACTTACAAGCGGCCTGAACCTCAACCTGCACAACAACCTGCACAGGGTATGCCTCCGGGTATGATGCCTCCGGGTATGCCTCCGGGTATGCCTCCGGGTATGCCTCCTATGATGGGAGGGGCTGGCCCACAGATGCCACCACAAATAGCACAACAAATTATGCCACCACCACAGCCGGGAGGACAAGGTATGGGTATTCGTAACCGTGGCCCTGCGGCTCCACAAAGGCGCACTACATTAGGAAGCGGCTCACCAATTTCTAATGTTCAACAAAGAGGCCCACCACCAACACTTCAACAAAGAAATAGTAATGCAATAAGAGAGGCAAGAAATTTAAGAGGGGCATAATCCTCTTAAACAGGTAACACATGAGCGTAACACGGCAGGGATTTTATGGACTTAATCAAAATGCACCCTATGGCAAGAAAAATGGAACAGGCACAAAAGGCATTTATTGATGCTTTAGAGAATGGTGATGGTAACTTAGCCAAACAACATCTTACTGAAGTGCAGAAGTTAAGTGACTTCCTTGCAGACGATTTGCAGAATGAAATTACCAAGAGTGATGTTGTAACACCACAAGGGCCAAGAGATATTTTCGCTGGTGGGGTACCTGTGTTAAAGTTTGAAAATGTTACTAAGTCCATAACCGATAACAGCAATAGATTAGGTTTTACATCATCTTCTAAGTTTAGTAGGAATCATACTCGTGGTGCTGGTTCCTACGGTAGAAGAGTTTGAGGTGGTAGTTTGACTGAATCTTCAGAAAATAATGCGGAAAAATTGATGGGTGTACTCATCAATAAAATGGAGATTATGGATAGTAATTTGAATTTGATTAAAGCAGAAAATGATGCTTTGAAAAGATTAATCAATAATCCTCAAGCATTACTCCGTAAAATGGGTCTTGTATCTGTAAGCACACCGCTCACAGATGATTTACAAGTAGACCCATTTAGAAATGATATAGACTTTTCAAATAACATTATGAAGTCTAATCAACAGAATATAACATCAATTTCTAATGAAGAATTACATGAAATGTCTTGGGAAGATATACATGAAATGGCAAATGATGCAAGAGGTGTTGCACAATGAAACCACGATATGATGAATCACCACTATTAATGAAAGCAATAGAGTTAGAGCAAAGACTTGACCGAGTAATAAAAGCACAACCTGACTGTCCTAAGTGTAAAGACGGTAAATTGAATAAACAAGGTTCTTGCATGAAGATGGGCTGTGGTGGCAAAATGGCTAAGGCTGACATGGCTACCAAAGATAAATACTGCATGAAGAACTTTGGTAAGAAATACTCCGAATGTTCAGCAAAGGAAAAGGCACAGTGTGATAAGGTTCACGGTAAAGTGACTAAAGCCCAACCGGGTTATCAGCCTGAAAAAATTACTGATGTGAACCCACACTTTGTAGCAGAATCCGGCGGGCAAACCAAAAGTGGTTATTTTACCACCAACGGTAAAACGATTATAACAGAAGATGGTAAGCCTAAGAAGAAAAAAGCAGATAAGAAAACAGACTTGGGAAGACTCGGTGACAGAATGAATCCTCATTCCGGCAGAGGTGCAGAAAGAGAAGATTTCGCTGGTGAAGGTTCATCGCAATAGGCGGTGAGTTAATGTCTTTAGAGCATTTCAATATCTGTACTAATGAGTTATTGAAATCGCTTGAGGATGGAATTGACCTTCCTAATTCTGCGGCAGAATATATCATTGCGTTTGAGAACACAGATGTCCCATCGGATAATTTGTATAAATCTTTGAAGGTAACAGCAGAAGAAATAATCCTAAAAGAAGAAGAGCAATTAAACGAAGATGAAATTAATCGTTTTCGTCAAGGTCAAGGATATTTACTTGCACAACATCATACACATGGAGAGCCTACTCAACATGTATGGCAAGATGGGTTACAAACTCCTGAAGAAGTAAACAATAGGTTTGCTGTTTGGCCTTACTATAACCCAAAAAGCGCAAGACACCCATATCAAAAACACCATTTTCCATTTCACGAACTAAATCACCCATTAAGAAGGCAAACCGCTAACGGTGTACCTCATTTTATTGAGTTACTACGCTCACATGTGTTTAATGGTCATATAGAACAAGAGAGAGATTTTGAGAAAGCCTTTCTAAAGCATCTTCCTTCTGACCACCCGTTAAAAGCGGGTTTCCAAAAGACTTTTGGGAAAACAAAAACAAAATTAATTGGTGATTTGAATACAGCCATGACTGTTAATCGTCATCAAGAGGATTTTTACAATCGTGATTACCACCGTTGGAAAAGAGAAAACTCAGACTTACGAGATGAGTTTATCAAAAATGGTTTAACTGCTTTTGAAGCAGAAGAAGCAATGCGACATGCTCATTTTAATGATAGAGCAAAAGATTGGGTTTCTAATGAACATGTCAAAACAGGTAGCGAATATATGGATGATGTAGAATATCATCCTAAAAATCTTGGTCATAGGTCTTACATGTATGGTCTTGAGTGGTTTTCTCCCGAAGAAAGAACCGCTATTCAAAAACATATAGAAGGACCGGGGTTAAATGAGCATGATGAAATTAGTTTACCTAATGGTGAAAAAATTCCATCTGCCCGTTTGATTTATAACAAATTAATGAGAATGACTCCTGAAAAAAATTGGGCAATTAGAAAAATGAAAATGCCGGGAAGAAACGCTCATTTCAGACAAGAAAGTAACGATACAGATTATCACAATCCGGGTGAGGATAGATTTTTCCAGCAATCATTAGGAAGAATAGCCCATACACCTTTAGATGAATTAGGTGAAAGGTCACTTGCTGATTATATCCTTGATGAAATAAATAACCAGCATGAGGCTAACCGTGAGGCAGCAGGACACCACGCTTTGAAATATTTACCAAGATTAAGGATTGGTAAAGAGCCGATGAAAGAATTAGATTGGCCCGATTTGAGAGAGGCTTCTTACAACCACTTTAGAACGGTAAAAAAAGATGGTAAATATGGTGCGTTAAGAAAGAAAAGAGATATTGCTAATGTTAGAATGACTAAAGATGATTTAATGTATCTAGCAGGTTATGACCCTGTAAGCGGTAATTTATTAGAAAATCACCCAATACATGGTCAAATGGATGGCCCTATTGTTGATTCAAGTATGATAAACATGATTGTAGAAATGGCAAAAAGAAGTGGCTCACTTCAATCACGAGTCAAAGATTTACGCAATCATCGTGCATTTTTTACTGCTGCACATGGCCCTCACCCTGAAGAAGAAAAGCCGGAGTATTGGAAGGTATCAAGGGATGGTACGCACACATATGGCCCCGGTCAATTTTGGTCACAACCATTTCAAAATACAGGAGGCGGTAACATGACCCTTGCTACCTATATTGAAATGATTCATGCAGCAGCCGCAAATGAAGATGGTATGTCTGATTTGTTTGACATTCAAGATACAGGCACAGAATATATTCATGCTAATCCAAATAACACTTCTTTAGCATTTCATTTTATGCCTGAACAGCAACGCTTGCATGGCATTTATGATACCACTACGAAAAAATATGTTTATCCACCTGATACATTAAGTGTACAAAACTTGCTCTCACCAATGAATGTAAGTGTGCCTTACAAACATGATAGTGGTGCGTTAAAAGAAGGTTTAACTGATAAAAACAATTTTACCGAACATAAATCTACACTTTCTCCGCAATATGAATATGATATTAGATTTACAAGCAAAAAAGATAGAAAAAAATATGGAAGTCATCTTGAACCTAACTCAGATGTAATTACTAATATTCCCAATAAATCATTACATACAGAAACAGCATTTGGTGCCAATCCTTCTGATAGTCATATTCATAAAAATGCAAGACATGCTTTTTGGTTAAACAAACTCACAGGGAGAATGAATCACCCAAACAACCCTGCAAAAAAATCAATTGTAAAGTTCAATGATTACATGAGAGGTGATAGCGGGCTTGGGGATGAAGATGCTGACCAATTTGGTGAACTCATGGGATGGGGAAATATAAGTCAACCAAATTACGATAATATGAAAAATATGTTTATTGATAATCCTAAGCACTTTATGCCCGTCAGAATTGTCAATACCATTGCTAAAATTCTAAACACCACTAACCCAAAACAGATTTTAGATTATTTAGAAGGTGACGACCATCATGAATTAAAGTCAGCAATATTTGACTCACAACAATCCAAAATTAATTTTAACGATATAGGTAATGCATTTGATGATATTATCTTTAACTTAGATAAAGAAAATGAGCAAAAAAGAAGAAATCAAAAAACCAAAACTACAGTCAAAGCCGGTGTACACGATGCTATTAATCGAATGATTAGATTAGGTGGTATGCTACCTTCGTTTGAGAAAGAAAGTGGTTTAACAGAATATTTGGATAGTCTAAATTACAAGTTTATGGCTTCAACTAACCCTGAAGAAAAAGAAATGATTGCGAATCAAATGGCAGACGCAGAACGAGAATTGGCCGAATTGCAGAGAAAAAGTATGCAAAAGGTATTGGGTTCAAAGCAAAATAATTTTTGGAAAATAGAGGCAAACAATCTTCATGAATTAGCCAAGTCGCATAGAAACTTAGTGGCCGAAGTAGCAAGAGATAAAATCATTCCAGCCATGATAGAAGCAAGACCTGATGCGTTTGATATTTCTAATCCTCAACAATATATTGATAATACTATGAGAGCATTCCGTGATGCTCAAAGATATATCATGACTGTACCACATGATGTACACGGCTTACAGGCTTTAAGTTACGGTATATCTAAAGAACTAAAACCAAATCCAAAACAAGACAAGTTTCATTTAGATATGGCTAATCATTTGAAAACTCATGGCACAATGATAGACCCTAACATGAGTGACAAAGAAATATTTGATGCTCTAAATATTAATGAAAGGTCACCTATGGCTAAACAAATGATTGCTAAATTACGAGAAAAAAGTAGTGATTTGAATACTCCTTTGGCTGTAGCAACAATAAAGGACATCATTACTCATGGCAACATAAAGGATATTCGTGGTGTGAACATTGAAGATTTACACCATAATGAAGAATTAGCAAATAAAGATGAGAGTAAAGTATCTGATGAAGAGTTATTTTATCATAAACTTCACAATTCAGATTATCACACAGCATTAATGGATTCTCAAACAGCATTCAAAGAAAGCGATTGGAAGGGGCATTTTGCACATGCTGTGCCACGCAGAATGATGGGAATGTTAAACCCTCAACAATTTGATTTTAGTATGCAAGCCGCAGGTATTGGGATGCTTACAAGTGATGTACACAATATGCAAGGCTTACAAAGAAAAGGTAAGGATAAAGTTTCAAGACAAACAAGAAACTATCTTGATACTATAGTACATTATGACCCAACTGCCGAATACGATGAGTTAGGGATTTTCACTCCACCTAATGAATTAGTTGAGTCGGCAGGTTTGAAAATGGGTGCAGTAGGCGCACCAAGCCCAAACAACTTTTCTATTATGGACACCTTTGACAGTGGTGCTTGGCATGGAGGACATGAATGCAATCCTAATGTCGGCTGTGATTTTGATTCACAAGGTAATATTGTGGCTGGTACTAATCCCGGCCCCGGTTTATTCTATAGTGTGCCTGAAGAATTACTTGATATAGCACATGGTGAAGGTAACTGGAATCAAGTTTGGGAAAATGCACCACCTCCGCAATATACACAACCTCCATTCCTAAGTATGAATTATGATACCTTTGAAACTCCAAGTGATGTGCCTACTCGTATTGCTATGAGTGAAATGACTGAAATTATTACTTCATTACTTGACCCTGACATATTACTTACTAAGAGTGATGAGGCTGCTTGGTCACCAGCAGTAAGACCGATGCACCGTATATTCGATATGAAAGACCTTGAACATTTGAAGGGATTTAGTGGTTCTTGGGTTGTAAGTAAATGGTATGACGGTCAAAGAGTTATTATCGTGAAAAATGATGACGAAATTGTTGCATACAATGAAAGTGGTAAAAAGAAGGGGCTTCGTAAAACTACAAAAGAAGCGTTGGGTAAGATTAATGATAATAATTTTACTATAGATGGTATTCTTGGTGAAGAAGATTTGAACATCATTGACATACTAAACTATGATGATAATAATATATCTGACATGCAACTTTATGAAAGATTGAAAATATTGCGCTCTCAATTTGAAAGTCATGAAAATGTCATTATACCCGGTCCTCACGATACAAGAATGACAGATGATGAAGGGCTTGAAGATTCAGTAAATAATCTAAAAGAAGAACATGAAAACATACTACTCAGAGATAACAAGTCTACTTACATGAAAGGTGAAAGGCGACATCCTAAGTGGGTATTATATCGCAGTAGTAAAGATTACAATTTTATTATTCTTGATAGAAGGGGTAAAGGACCATATACTTACCAACTTGGTGCTGGCCCTATTAATCATGGTGAAGAGTTAGGTAATAGGGCGATTGAGCATGATGGTAATTACTACATGGATGTAGGCACTGCACATAACCAACAAAAGGTATTCAAGATTGGTGACATAGTTAGAGCATCTATTACAGGTGTTACTAAGAAAAATAGAAAAGAGCGAGCAGTTTACAATGTACAATTTAAAGAAATAGAAAGTGAAGGTGAAGGAGAGGGGGCTGCAAGTGTAGAATCTCTTGATTTACTCACTAAATCTTTTGCACCTATTCTTATTCCTCACGATATAGAAGTTGATGATAATTACATTCAAATAATCATGAAAGATATTGATGTAGTAAATTACTCTTATGAGCAATTAAATGATGCTTGGTATGTTCATTCTCCTACAAGTGCTATTGGTTCATTAAAGAAAACAGATTATCCTGTAGTGTTAGCAGAAAGTTTGCTACCGTTTTGGTCGCCTGTAGCACCATTAATGATAACAGGTAATCTAAGAAAAGAAGATAAATTAGAAATGCCAAAGAAACCAACTGATGAAAAAGTAGAAGAGCAAAGTGTTGGTATTTTAGAGGCTGACGATGAAGATAAAATTATCAAACCCGAAGATAAGAAAAAGGCTTTGGAAATAATAGTTCGTGCATTAGATGCTATAGCAAAAGAAAAAATGACTTTTACAGGACCAAAAGGACTTGGAATTGATGTTGGTACGCCTCAAGAATCACCTCGTGGCCCCACCCGACTAAGAAACGAATCTACACTACCTGATTTCGATGGCGAAAAGAAAAATAATGATGAAAAGAAAGAGAGTAAAAAAGAGCGACTGAATCATATTCAAGTCAAAACAAATGAAGGGGAGAATCTTTCTATAGACTATGACAATGACCAGCCAATAGTGTCTCAAACGCAAAGTTAGGTATAAATACCATTACAAGCACTTCTTGGGGCAATGTTGGCAATTCAGCGACCTACTGACGGTATCGCTCTTCTAAAGAGTGGTTCCGATTTAGTAGTTGCTGGATATGCTTCTGTAGAGTTAGTAGATAAGCAAGGTGACTTGATTACTCAAGGTGCCTTAAATGATGCTTTTGGTAACTTTATGAAGAGCGATAGATTCCGCAATGTGCAATTAGCACATTCCAATATACAAGTAGGAGAAGTAATTGACTCCTATGTAGATAACAACGGCAGAATGTGGAAGTCTGAAGTAGACGACACAGGAATGTTTGTTGTAGTTAAACTCCGTAATGACATCGAGAAGGCTCGTGAAGTAGCCGCAGAAATCCGCAAAGGTAACCTTCGTGGATTTTCAATTGGAGGCCAAGCATTCAAAAGAGTGCGAAGGTCTGATTTTGAAAAAGGCGACTATCAAGAGATTTCAAAAATGGAGTTGCATGAGATTACTATATGTGAAAAAGGGATTAACCCTGAAGCACAATTTAGGATTTTAAAGGAGGATAAAACAATGACTGACACAGATATGAGTAGCATTATGGAAAGACTTGAAAAGAGGCTTGACGAATTGGAGAAAGGAGAAATCCCACCTCAACTTCGTGAACACATCAAAGAGAAGAAAAAAGATTCTGATGATAATGGTGATGATAAAATGAAGATGAAGGATGAAGAAAAAGACGAAGAAAAAGAAGAGGATGATGATGACAAGATGTACATGAAAGGTAATGAGTATAGCGATGTAATCACATCTGAATACCTAAGTTGGATGGAAGGAACACTAAAGTCTGCGGGTATTGACACAGATGCAGCAAGACTACACTTTGACAACTTGGAAAAGGCACAACTTGGTGGTTTTGACAATCCTGACGCAATAGACGGTGCTGATTACTTCGGTGGTCAAGTCCGTGGCCGTGGTCAAGAGAATGGTTCACCATCTACTGGTGCAATTAATGCAATTACTGCATCCGGTGGCAAAGAGCCAGCAGGTGCAATGGGTGCAGCATCATTGGCTAAAGGTTATCTAAATCACGAAAATGTTTCTGACGCTGACATTGAGGCTGCATACGAAGTCTACAAAGCAGCAGCACAGGAACAAAACTTCCGCAATGACCTTGAGGGACACTTTGCAAACAGATTCAACCAAGAACTTGAAATCGCAAAGGCTGCTCAAGAAAAGGCTGCATTTGATGCAAGAGAGCCACTATCAGAGATTATGAAAACTCTTGAAACTCTTAACGAGCGAATAGACAACATCGGCACAGGTGGAGTAGCAATACAGAAGTCTGCCGGTTCAAACATTGAAGTTCCTTCCACACAGGATTTGGCAAACATGGGTTGGGATGAAGTCCACGCCCTTGCTTCAAGAACTATGAGGGGAGAATAAATAGAATAAGGAGATGAAAATATGGCAAGAGATTATATCAGGAACATTCACGACATGGAACGCTACTACTACGGTGCTGGCAATGCTATGGGCTATTCCTACTCAGGTAGTGAATTGCTCAAGGCAGATGCGCCAATGCTGAGTACAACTGCGGGAACATACCAAGCGATTTATGGTCGCAAAGTATGGTCACAGTTAAACCAAGAGTTTAACGCATTCTCTATTCTACCAAAGCGACCTTGGGAACGCAGTGGTTGGAGAGTTATCACAGGCCGCCCATCGTTTACCGTTGGTGGCGGTGTAGCAGAAAACGCTACTCTACCGGACACAACCAAGCCTACTTTTGAACACATTGCAGCAAAACCAAAGACAATCGTTCACACATTCGATATGTCTGAAACTGCAATGTTCCTTGCTGACAAGGATGACGGACTTGGTGACATTCGTGCTATCATGAAAGAAGAAATGGGTAAGCACCACGCTGAACACATTAACAAGATGCTAACCACTGACAAAGCAACTGTTGCTGGAAATGACTTTGAATCACTTGACAGAATCACCACAGGTGCTTCTGCTGGCTCTGCTGAAGACATTTACTCCATTGACCGAAGTGCTTCTTCTTGGTCATTGGCAGAACACAACGAAAACAGTGGAACTGACAGAGTTCTTTCACTTGACCACCTTGACGACTTGTTCCAAAAGATTTGGACTCGTGGTGGTAATCCAAAGGTTATCCTAACTGGATATGACACTTTGATGAGACTACAGCAACTTCTACAGAGCCAACAGAGGTTCATGGAAGAGAAGAGAGTTACACCTACCTACAACGGTGTTAAGGGTGTACCGGGTGTTGAGGCTGGATTTATCGTAGCAACTTACAACGGTGTCCCAATTATTCCTTCCAAGGATGTTCAGGCAGATACAATCAGCAGAATGTACTTCCTTGATACTGACTATGTTTACTTTAGTACAGCAATTCCAACACAATACTTTGAGTCCGGTATTGAAACAGGCGACCCATTCGCTATCAACCGCCTTGGACAAGAAGGTATGTATCGCACAATGGGAGAGTTATGGACTACTTTCTTCGGAGGACACGGTTCTATTCGTGACCTAAAGTGAGGTTGTTTGGAGATTAATAAGGAGATGAAAAATTATGGCAACAGAGACAAAGACACAAAAGGGATTGACAATATCTTTCGATGATGGAGATTTTACTTCAGGCACAGTTTCGGTTCTTTTAGACCTTGACTTGCGAACAGGTACTCCTGTAGACGAAACAGGTTGGTTAAGTGGCAACGCAGGTGGCTCTTATCCGGGTTCACTTACTGGATTCAATGCAGCAAACACTGATGGTAATGCAGTAGGTTCAATGAGATTAGTGCAAATTGCATTCACATTGGCTGACGCTGCCGAGCAAGTATTGGTTCTAAGTGCAGGGGCTTCAAAGATTATTGGTGTACTTGGTACTACTTTCGCAGTAGCCGACAAGACTCTATCTGCTACCTTCACTAACACAGGACTTGCACCTGCTGCTAAGACAGGTGGCTCAGACCCATCAATCGTGCTTCACGGAGAAGCGGCTGGTGCTGGAACTGTAACATGCGTCTTGCTTAACTGAAGGTGATTAAGTGCCTACAGTAACCTATCTTGGGCCTTTTTATGAAAGGCGAAGAGCAGACACTATTGGCCCTTGGTTAAGGGGCAAAAAAGTGGATGTTAGCCAAGATTGGTTAAACGAGTGGCGACACACTCTACCCTTGTCACACTTCCGAATAGAAGATGATGAGGGGGGTGAGTCCCTTGATGATGGTGATGGCATCCCTGACCCTAGTTGGAGTCGAAGAGACATTTTACAATGGCTTTCAGACAACAATATAGTTATAGGCAGTGGATATGTCACTAAAACAAGGGCACTTGAATTAGTAGAAGCGCACTTAAATCCAATAACAGACAACATACAATAGGAGATGAAAAATAATGGCAGTAACAATAGACCCAAGACCGACATATTTCGGTGACAGAATGATAGTAACAGGAACTTACGGAGCAGGTGACGCAGCAATAGATTTGTCTAGCCTACTCATAAGTATAGATTTTGCTGGTGCAAACCAGTCAGGTGTGTTTGCAGTAGAATCAATTGCAGATACAGGTGGCGGTAGTGGTGGTATTCAGACTGTAGCATTTGCCCCTCAAGTAAGAATTGACGGCACTACAATACGAATAGCATCCGGTAATTTCGACCCAACTGACCCGGACTCCACAGATACAGCAGGATTAGCACCTGCACACGCAGGTACATTCCTAGCAATTGGTCGCCGTTCTTGAGGTGACGACCAATGGCAAGTCTATCTAAAGTAGCCTCTAAGGTAGTAGGCCCACTATCTCCAAAGGAGTTTAGTGACGCTTCCGCTTTGCAAACTACAATCAATACTGCTATTCAAGCAGTAACGGGTGCAAGTGCAACTAACGCTATCTTAGGCACTGAGTGTATCACAGTTCTCGGTAACACATTTATTGTAGTTTTGTACCAACTCGCTTGAGGTGAGTGGTGTGGGATTTGATGTCAGAAGTATTGACTTATCAGACATAGTGCGGGCTTCTAAGCAAGGCACTAAATCCGATTTAACTTACAATAGTAGTGCTGTAACTAATTCTGATAAACCGTTAGCCGGTGTCACAAGTCAACAGCGTAAGCGTAATCGTGATATAGGCGATGTGTTAAACATCGGTGCAGGTACGAGATGTACTCACTGCGGATTTCTACATTTTCTGTGGAGGGAAACATGTGCAACTTGTGACAAACCTATGGAATATAATTTAGGACATAGAGATGAAAAGAAAAGGATGTAAAATTTATGGTTAGGATATTGATTAAAGCAATGCGCCCACATAGACAAAAGATTCTAACTGAACAGGGTGAAGAAAAGCGATTGCAACAATGGGCTAATCAAAAAGCAGCCGAGCAATTGAGAGGGGCTGGCGGTGATGCTTCAGGAGAGCAATTTGAGCAAGCAAGGGAAGCACTCATGCGAGAAGCAGTAATGAATCCTGATAAACACGGAATAAAGTTTATGGGTGAAAGAGTACCGTTTGAAGGTCAAGAATTGATGTCAGATTTATCTACACCTGATGTAGAAGGTGAGCAAGACGCTATTGATAGTCAATTTGCAGTTGAAGACCCTATAGCAGAAGAGTTTATGCCCGGTGTTGTAGTAAATCACGGTAGTTCATTTAATACACCACCTAAAAAAGAGGTAGAAGATACTAAAACAGAAAGGCAACATGTACCAATGGACCAAGACCATCCTGATTATTTCAGAACATCAAGACAAACCGCATTTAGAGATGCTTGGAGTTTATTAAAGCAAACATGGTGAGGGGGTGTAAAGTGTGCCAATTGTATTCAGCCCCGGTGAGCCTGAAACAAGGCCACTTTATCCAAAAGAAGTAGCGTACACTACGGCCCAAAAAGTAGCAGACCTTCTTGAAATTAGCGCACAAGATGCTATACTAATGAGTGCTGACGCTGATACAGATGCAGTGTATATCACAGGTAACGAGTATCGTCAAGTAGGCTTTAGCGTAGGTGATAAAATTTGTGTGTACAGCGATGCTGACCCACTCGGTGAAGAAGATTTGACTATCACTGCTATTGGTAAAGGCACAAGTAGCAAGGCCGGAAATGTCAAAATCACCTTTAGCGGGGCAACACTAACAGCATCGGACTATCAAGTGGCTGACAACGGGTATGTGCAAAACAAAGCATCGTTTACCAATGGTAGAGTTCGTGGTTTGACTAAAGACAAAGTAGATAATATAATTCTAAAAATGCAAGACCGCATAGACAATATGACTCGTAATGCTTGGCGACCTTATCTTGTCAGTGCTGAATACATAAACTTCGATACATACAAACCATATAGAAGGCGATATTATACAGATTATGTAGGAACTGCGCCTCTTTTATTCCGTAATGTACAACAGATGCTTCGCATTGAATTATGGCAGGGTGACGACTATCGTGAGATATGTGGTGCTGAAGTCAGAATTAAATTTGATAATGTATCTAATTTAGCCTCTTCAGGAATATATGTGTCACCCGGTAATGGTAGTGTAGCATCATTAGTGCAAGGCACAGGTACTAATCAATGGAGAGATGATTTTGACGCAACAACTGTCGCTCAAAACTTTGCAGACTTAATTAACAAAGAGGACAGAGTAGGGAAAACATCAGCCGAGTTTGCACCTGCATTTACATTAGAGGGTTCAACATCTAATGTAGCAGTAAACCATGAGTTCTTAGCATCAGCAAACGCAGACTATGGCACAGGTGTTGTAAAACTGACATCTATGAGAGCAGTAAAAGCAGGTGAAGTATGCAGTATTGTAACCACATCTTCTGATATATCTTTAAGTCAAACTTCTTTAAACACAGCAACAGTAACAAGTGTAGTTTCTACTACTGTTAATGTAGACTCAACAACAGGATTTGTAAATGCAGGTGTGTGTGTAAAAGGAGATACAGTGTTTAGATATACAGGTAAAACAGCAACATCTTTTACAGGTTGTGTTGTTGTTACGGGTTCAGCATTAAGTGATATATCCGGCACCGTTTCTCAACACTCATTTTTAGTAGATTTACAGGGTGGTTCTGCAAGTGGTGACAATGCAAGACTTCGTGATTGGTGGCTTGACCATGAAATGGGTATTGTGTATTTCAATAACTCGTACCCATTCTTTGAGTGGAATGCAATCAAGGTAGCGTACATTTATGGTGAAAGATATGTTGAAAAAGCAATTGAAGATATATGCACCAAGATGGTCGCAATCGAATTACTAATGTCAGATGATAGAAGTGTGTTAATTCCTGAAGGTACACAGAACATTGACCTTGCAAGTAAGGTGCAATTATATCAGGCTGAAATAGATAGAACACTACCAAAGTATGTTGAATTGGTGGTGTTTGAATAATGAATGAGCGTGACTTTGAGAAACAAGGTGAAGAAGTTCACATTAGGATTCAAGAAGAATTATTCAAAAAAGATAAACATATGCAAAAGCAATTTTATAAACAATTTACTACTATACCAGCAGAGTTTCGTGAAAAAATGATGATTATTGAGGCAATGAATTTAGGATATAAAATACAAGACGGTTATCCTATAAGTGTGGCTACAGGTGAACCTGCTACAGAATCTCAAATGAATACAATTAACAAAGCAACTGATAGGGCTATGTTAAGGTCTAATCCTCACCTTGAAAAATTTAATATGAAATATCAGGATGGTTTTTTTATTCCAATTAATTATAAGAAATTACTTGAAAAGGAGGGTTGAATGTGGTAGCAACATGGGTTGAAGGACTAGATGCGATTGTAACATTATTCAAAGATAATTGGAATAGAGCAAACACTAACAATTATCGCCCTGTAGTTATAGATATTGCAGACACTACCGCAGAACACGGTAAGCGTCTTGACTTACAAAAACATGATTATGTTTTATGCTATGAAACAGCGCATAACGAAGAAGCACCTGAACTCTTCTATGATTTCGTTACGACACGCATAAATATTACAGTAGATGTCCGAACTACAAAGGGGCGAAAGCATTTACAGGCTCTTGAAAATGAAATAAGGAGGTTGATACATACGAAGCGAAAAGGTGACGGCACTAACTTTGACCGATTAGTTTTCAAAACCCGGACAGATTTAAGTGACCGAAGCAAAATTTTGTTTCGTATGACCTTTCAAGTAGAAGTAGTAATACTTGCGGAATTGATACCATAGGTGAAAAATTATGCCATCAACAGTTTACAAGGGAGACATAGCAGAAGTATCATTTGCTTCTGAAACAGGAATAAGAATTAATGCAAGCACAGATGCTAACATTACTACAGTAACCGATGCGAATGCAGATTTTACAAAAGTTACCTTTACAGCAGTGAGTTCATGTCCTTTGTTTGTAAGTAACAAACTAAGATACCCAAAAAATATGTTAGTAGGCTCTCAAGTTAAGTTTACAGATTCAGCATCTCAACTTAGTAATAGTGCCGATACTGCTGGTGTATTTACTATTGTTAGTAACGATGATACTGATTTAAGAATAACTCCGGCCATGAAATCATCTAATTTATCAGGAAATAATAATGCTGGATTAGACCTTCACATTCTACCTTACAAAACACCACCAATTGATGTTGGTATGAGTCATACTGCTAATAACGAATCGGTATTGACAGACCAATTTTTAGGTCTTACAAGTGCCCTAACACTTCCTGAAACTAAAGTAGATTTGAAGCGTTACCATATAATAGGACTTGGCCGTGATACTGCTGTACAAGTGCCGGGTAAATTCATTACTGAAGGCGGCTCTTTTGAAGTGGCTATGCATTCTGCTCGCTGGTTGAAGTATTGTCTTGGTGGTGAAGTAATAGCAGATGGCGACACCTCAACTGTTGCATCTGTATTAGCAAGCGATGCAATTGCCGGTGCATCTGATATTGTAGTTTCAGATTCTACTAATTTTACTGTAGATAAGTTTGTTGAAATAGATGCAAAAGCATCTACTGATGATATAGCAGTAGTTACTACTCATGAACCTGCTGATACTATTTGGGATGGAACATTCAATGATTTAGCGTTTGACAAAGCATCTCCTTCTGAAATTAGAAGAATAGTAGCAGTTCAAGGTACAAGAATTTTCTTAGATGAACCATTAATGTTTACTCATACAAGTTCAGGAGGTGCTACTGCTGTAAAAGTTAGAGATTACGCTACTCCGGCCACTAATCCACCTGCCATCTCAGATGCAGGTGTTATTACAGATTCAGTAACTCACTTGTTATTTACTAATACTACTCAACCATCTTTCAGTCTTGAAGTATCTCAAAGAAGAAGAAATATAGATACAGACGAAGGGGCTACAGATGGTGGCTCTACAGATTCTAAAGAACTAACTCGTGTATTCCGTGGTTGCAAAATTACTGATTTTACTCTGACCACTGACAATGATGCTGCATTAAGATTGTCTTTAAACTTCAACTCAGCATTGTGTTATACTGACACAGGAAGATTAGAGGGTGGTGCCTCAAGATATGCTTCTCATAGAATGTTTGATGATATTGCTAACACTGCAAATAATAGATTACTTGCTGGAATTGGTAGAAAAACTCAGAAGCCGTTTATGTTTTACAACGGCACAATCAATATCGCTGGTATTCAAGTTGCTCAAGTTTTGAATTTTAATTTGACAGGTCAAACAGGTATGCAAGCATTCCATACAGTTAATGGTCAAAGTAGCCAAAACGCAAGCGGTACATCTCAAGTTCCTTTTGGTGCTTCAAGAAATACATCAATTATGGTTGAAGGTCAAACAAGTTATGAGATGACAATGGAAATTATTGTAGATGACCCAATATTCTATCATAAGATGCGGTCTGCTACTGAGTTTAGCAGAAGTGCAGACAATACTACTGACAACCAAATTAGAATCAATTTTGAAAAGACAACAACTTCCGGTTCTAACGAAACTGAAAGAATGATGTTGATGATTGATGATTATGTAATTATTGAAGCACCATTACAGATACCTGAAGATAAGGGTGCTGTAAAATCTGTATTGAAGATTATGCCAAAAGCAATCAAAGTCATTGCAAGAGATACAATTTTAAAATACTGAGGAATTAATATGAAAATGTCACTACAAAAATACCGCAGAATGGGTGCTTTAAACTACGCTCGATGGGTGTGCCAAACAAACGGTGTAGAGTTTAGTGAAGAGTTAATGTCTGATTTAGATAATCACGGTATTCATGCCGTAGTATCTGACCTTTTACATCCCGTAGAAGAGGTATTAGTAGAAGAAATTAATCCACTTGTACAAGAAGAAGTTGCTAATCCATTCCCCGAAGAAATTCAAAAATACGATTCACTAACCGTAGTAGAGTTGAAGGCTATTTGTGTTGAGCGTGGACTACCTGTTTATGGCACAAAGGCTGAACTTATTTTACGATTAAAACAGAATGATATTCCCGAAGAAGAATCTGACGGCCCTACCGACGAGGTAGCCCCTGATGAAAATTCGGAAGCCCCTACCGATGAGGTAGCCGCATCCAATGGAGAGGAAACTGATGAGCAAAACAGTAATACAAAACAAGAGCCTGTTAATGAAGAATGATGATACGATTAAACACACAATCAGTATAGACCCTGATGACGATAGTTTAGTCATGGAAGTTTGGGTAAGGGACATATCCTTCTTAGACATTCAAAACGCCGCACAAAAAATGATTCGTGTAGTAAAAGGTGATGTATCGTTAGACTTAGCAGGTTATTGGGAGTATGCTCTCTCTAATTGGATTACAAAGACTAACCCTAATTTAACTAAGAAAGAGTTGCTTTCATTAAAAGGATATGTTGGCGACAAGGTATGTAAAATACTACCTCAACCTACTGAGATGATGGAGAGTCTGCAAGGGGGGTTTACCAAGCAGACCGCTTGAGGGTGGACAGTTTTCTAAAGAAAGAAGAATACGATAGTGCAGAAGATTTTCAAACCCAAATAGAACTGTGGGCATATATCATTGCAAAGCACTATAATATATCCCTCACTGAAGTCTATTCAATGCCAAACAACATCTTCAAACAATCACTTGTTTGGGCGATGGTTGTTACTGATGAAAATAAGAAAAACATAGAGCGTAAAAAGCAAAAAGCAAAGAGTGGAGATAGAGAAGTAGTAAACCTAGACTATTCATTTTTAGATTGGGAGTGAAGTTATGACATTATTAGCAATGTTGAGTAGCATGTCCGGCTTAGTATCGGGTATAGGTACAGGTTTTCAAACCGCAGGTACTTTGGCTACTCAAGCATTTGAAGCAGTTGGACAATTTGTTAATGATTATATTATTCAACCACTAAAGGATTTTTGGGAATGGCTCAAAGAAGGGTGGGCACAACTTGAAGAATGGGGTGGAATTGCATGGGAATTTATCGGTGGAATCATTGATGAATGGTTTATACAACCGCTAAAAACATTTTGGGAATGGTTCAAAGAAGGATGGGCAAACTTAGAGTCTTGGGCATCTGATACTTGGTCATCCATAGGAGAATGGTGGGATGAATGGATAGCAGCCCCAATATCAGACTTTTGGGAATGGTTCAAAGGTGGATGGGCAAACTTAGAGTCTTGGGCATCTGATTCTTGGGAGTCTATAAAAAATTCATGGGAGTTTAATGTATCAAGACCATTAGAAGAATTTTGGAGTTGGTTTGATGGTCAATGGGAGGATTTAAAACAATGGTCATCAGAATCTTGGGAGTCTATAAAAAATTCATGGGAATTTAATGTATCAAGACCATTAGAAGAATTTTGGGGTTGGCTTGATGGTCAATGGACAAGTTTGAAAGGTTGGGGTAAAGATACTTGGGAAAGTATTGGTAACGCTTGGGAAAGAAACATAGAGGAACCCATAGAATCATTCTTTACTTGGATGGGTGAAACATGGACTTTAATTACGCAGGGTATCGGTATTGCTTGGGATAACCTTGACTTTGGAATTGTACTTGAAGGTGGTTGGAATTTCTTATTGGATTTGATTGATGACCCGATTGGTACATTTAGAGAAGTAGGTAGTGCAATAGCAAATTGGGCAAGTGGACTTGGTGAAACTTTTGGTGGACTTATTAAAATTCCAATTAACGCTGTCATCGGGGTAATAAATGACTTTTTCGACAGCGTAGATTTTTCATTTACTGTTGAAAACCCATTTACTGGCACCGAATATAGTATAGGAATGGATTTATCTGATTGGGATATTCCTGAATTGGCTAAAGGTGGTATCGTCAATAAACCAACTCTCGCTTTAATTGGAGAAGATGGACCGGAAGCGGTTGTTCCTCTTTCCCAAAGAAACAATCCTGACGGAATTGGCATGGGTGGAAGCACATTCAATATAACAGTAAATGCAGGAGGTATTACTGACCGCACAGACAAGCGTAGCCTTGCTCGTGAAATTGGTAACATGATACAACAAGAGATGGCTCGTAACATCGGCGGAGCAACAATGAGAGGTAGATACTGATGAGTACCCCAATTAGATTAGTTAGAAATGATGGTGATACTATTGACTTAGTGTGTACCACATTAACTATGAATGTACAAAGAGGTGTAACTCCAATTACCATGCCGTTTTTTGGTGGGTCAAGATTAGGTTTTGATTTGAACTTACCTTCTACTGTAATCTCAATGGAAGGTATAATATCTGATGATGATAAGTTTACGGGTTCGGCTTCATTAAATGCTACAGCAGTAATAGATTTTGATAATATTGTAAAAGGAATTGCAGGTTATTCTTCTCACAATTTTTCAAATTATGGTAATATTCTTGATATAATTAAAGATACTACTGTCAATAATGCAAGCACTGCTAATCATGGTATTAGTTTAATTAATTCTACTTTTGGTACAATATTCTTCACTCAACAACCTACTAATTTTACAGATAATACTGCTGATGTAACAGATGGTAGTAATGTTGTTACTGTTGATTCTACGGAGTCTATTTCTGTAGGTATGACAGTTACAGGCACTCATATTCCCGGTGGTACTACTGTACAATCAATAGACAATGTTACCACAATTAAATTATCTCAATCCGTAAGCGGTGGAAGTTACACAAATGGTACACTAACATTTAGTGGGTTTTATGGTTTTCAAGGTTTTCTTAATCAAAATCATTGGGTCGGTGTTTACAATAGCACTACGGGTGTTGAAAGAAGTGCTACCGAAATAGCAACCGATTTTGCAGCGTTAGTAAATCTTAGAGGTATGATATTTGGTATGACCGCTACAGTGATTGATTCTCCAACAACCGGTGCTACAAATGCAGCAGTAAAATTAATTCAATCTGTTGCTGGTAAAGTTGGAAATACAAACTACCCATCATTTCCCGCTTGGCCCTCAGTTGCAGATAAACCATTTGTTAAACAATTTAGCGGTGGTAAAGATGCTGGAAGTGTTGGTGGACACAGCGCAGGTGATAGAGTGGCTGAATTGTATGCTGTATTATGTAACTCTAACAACGGTGGTTTAGGACTTGGAAATATTGCTACTTTAGGTGGTCTTATTGATATAGATATACTTGGTGGTGGAGGCGACAATAAATATGGTGATTACATTATAGGACTACAGATACCATTTACATCTAAAATCAATAATAATTCATCATTATTTTACATGCCAACAGGTGCTTTCAAAAGAGTAGATGAAAAAACAGCAGATAATGCATTGACAGTAGGCACAGAGTTTTCTCCCTATAATGGAGAATATACAGGAATAAAAGGTACTATTGCAGATGCTACTTTTACTCAAGTTGGTGGAGAGCCTATTTACAAATTTGTAATTAATTTCTTACCTATAGATTGGATTGTGTGATAATATGGTAGCAATAGGTCGTAGTAGTCATGCATACTTTTTTGATGGGGTATCTGATTCTATTATTATCCCTCAAGGTAGATTTAGAAAAACGGGCACAGGAAATACTCAAGGAAACAATGTGTCCATTAATGTTCTTGAAGGAAGTGATGACGAAACCAATATCAATGGTAAAGATGATGTTGTGTTCATTATTGAAACATTTGTAATACCTGATTGTGGTGGGGTTATTGCATCTCGTGACAATCAATTTACTCTTGAAATGGGCACTGTAGACACACCGGGGCCAGCAAAGTTTTCGTTAGCCATTGAGTCTTCTTTAGGCCAATCATTCATTACTCTTACAACAGCATTTGATAAATCTACTAGATGGGATGGGATTGTATTTCCTCAACAAGATAGCGGTGGTATTCACGACTCGTTTAATAGATATGACAGTGGATTAGATGAAGCAACTAATCTTAATTTCAAAAATAGACCATTGTATCATGTGGTTGCTGGTTTAAAGAAAGGTAAAGTATTTCTAAATGTAAATGGTGTTGAGGTAGCAAGTCAATCTGTTACAGATGATACTCGTGTGGCTCGCAGTACAGGACATGTATATGTTGGTGGTAAAGGCGGTGAGTTCCGTGGTGCTATTGAAGCATTACACATGACAAGTCAATATAATGATGAAATGCTAATACCACAAATACCTGTAAAAACTAAAAATTCTACTGCTTTGTTTAGGTTTGAAGAACCTATTGACATCATCGAAGAGTCTTATTCGTTTAGTGCATTCACTGCTGCTTCTAATGGTACAACCACTACACTCACTATTCCTGCCGCAGATGCTCAAGCATTAATTGCTCGATTAACAGGTAAAGCCTACGATTCATCCTCCCCTACTACAGACTTTAGAGCCAGCCCATACAGTATGGGTAATTACAAGGTAACTGACTATTACACTACTCCTACTTCACCTACTACTATTGCTTCAGCACACACTCCATACAATTTATTGATTAACCCCGGTGCTATAAATCGTAACTCTCACAAACCAAACCAATCTCCACCTGAAAGAGTTAGACTTCACAGTATAAATGGTTCAACAGGAGTAATTACTGTATCAAGTATTCACATTGATTTTGTAAATGGTACAAATGGATTGAGAGGATTGTTACATTCTCGCACTGCTGATGTAGATAATTACTTTGTAGTAATAGGTGCAGATTTACTAATTGATAATGGCACAGGTAAACCATACCAACCACCACACTATGGTACTCAAATTTTTGACAAAACAGGACAAATGACTGTTGATGAAAGTGACTTTGAAAATCATGGTCTTGTATATTCATCTCGCATGGCTACTACAACAAGTGACCCTGAAAACCCATTTGCTGTTAATTGGCCCGCCACATTAGACGAATTATTCCAAGTAGGTCACAGTGGTAGACATTTGTATTCTCATATAACAGGTCATGAGTTTATGCGAAGATTTCCAAAACCTACTGACATGATAATTGACCAGCAAATAGATGGTTCTGCTGATATTGTAGAAATGGTTTATGAAAACTCTACTCAATCCATTCAGGACATGTTTGTTATGAACGGTTTGGTGGACTTTTACAATAATTCTATAGAAGCACCTATAGCACGAATAAAAAACTCTTCAACTGTAGCGTCTATTGTTAATAATGGGTTACCTGCAAGTAAAAAAGAATTGATTGCTATTGGTGGTTCAGGTTTTGATTATGCTCCTTTTATGCTGAAAGGACCGGTGCCTGAGTTTGGTGACATAAACGACACTACAAGATTGTATCACTTAGTTCCTGAATCACAAAGTAGAATTGCTTTACTTCATGTACCAGCACTAAAATCTACATACAACTATGCACCATTTGTAGAAATTCATTACAATGCAATAGATTTGACTGGTGCAAGTATGAGTATTTCCGGCCCTATGTTAATGGTTGAAAAAACTGTGCCAGCAAGTAATCATATAGTAACTGGTAGCACTAGAATTTTAGATGTAATCACGGCTGACCTTGCTAACACCACATTGTATTCTGCCGGAGGTGTCATTACATTAACTAACGCAATAGATGGGTATGGTGCAAATTTACAAGATTCACACACTCTCATCGGTGATAACACAGGTGGGCAAGAAAGTGATATTGAGTTAGATTACAGCACCACTCCTGCTCTTTACACACCTGATAATGATGTGAGTGCTACTCCGGCTTCTCCACCAAAAGCAATCGCTCGCTCTCATAACAATGCAATTCACGAATCTGTATATCATAAATTGACTATTGAAGCAAGAAGTCCTGCCGTTTCTAATAACAAAACAGATAGCGATGGGATAGGTAATACTGTATTACAACCATTAACAGAAAAGTCGGGCACAGGAGTATTTGACATTGGACCTACAACTACATCTTCACGATATTTTGAAATTTTTGATATTATAGATAATGTAAGAATCTACGATGAGCAGGGTATATTTGCTAAGATTTTTGTGCAGCCTTCAAATAAATTAAGGAGTAATCAATTATCTTTGATTAGCACTGCTGAAACTCATACGGTGCCAAACATTGCAAGCCTAATGATACTGATGAGCAGGTGCCGTATTCGTGGAGTCAAGAATGTTGAGGATGTTGATACGAATGGTTTGATTACATCTGTAATTGGTAAAGGTATCGCTGATAGTTTCGTAAATGAGAATGTTAGTGCAATAGGTAGCGGTTCCCCTGACTCGCACATTGTCAAAGAGATTGAGCCTAACTCTCCTGTAGTTACTGTCAATCTTGGTGGACCGGGGCAGGGGGCGGTGAACACCAAGCCCACATTCGACCCAAGCCCACTGATGAGACTACCCGGCTCTACAAGGCGTAACTGTGTGGTACAGGCTATATTTGTAGATACTGACACAAGTAACACACATCAAACAATATCAGTAAAGCCGTTGAACAATGAATCTCCTGACATGAAATCTTGGGGCACAATTTGTTTCCCGAAGGTTGGTAGGATATTCCTTGAAGATGGTGCGAGTGCAGAATACTCATCTAGGGTTGGTGCTGGTTTCTTGTTTGATGATACAGATTCTATTGCTGAAAGAAAATACTTAGATGCTGCGGGTAGAGCATATTCTACATTACATGCTTGGCTAAACGGAACTAATGTATTATTAGAATCGGTAGTTGGTAGTTATGCAGTATCATTTTATATTTCTAACGATGCTGATTTTGACAACAGCAATTTAACGCAAGATGGTAGCACTGTAAATGACAGGTTATTCCAAACTCTCAGCGATGTAAACCACGATTATCAACTTGGTACACAGTATGCAAGCACAAGAGCAATGGTAGAGATACCTGTATTTCCCAAGCAGTTCTTCGACCATACTGCTGAAGGTATATTCCCCGGTCCTGACAACAGTATGAAGTTGCATATTGATGCAACCTATACAGCCCATACATGGAATCCATCTCCTGTGGGTCGTAGGGCTAAAGATGTAGAAGCAACTGATAAAGAAGTATTTTCAGCATATTCTTACAATGTACAAAACAAAAATTATGTTGATAGTGCTACTATAACTAAAGTTGAAGAAGCATCTAATGAAATCCGTATCAGTGTATCTCATCCACACATGTTCCCAAGTGCTGCTGCGACAGAAGATAGTTTTGGTAACTTAGAGGCAAGGTTATCGTATAAACGGGTATTTTTAGCAAGTGGTGATTGGGGTGTTTACAAAAATGACCCCACATCTAATGGTTACATTGCGATACCAAAAGTAGTAGGTGGTGGGTATGAAAATGCATTCACTAAAAACTTCAAAGCAAACGCTACAGTGGGTTCTAAAATATTTATTACTTCAGGAATAAACAACCAAGTATTAGTCCCTGTAAGTGGTGGTGCTGGCTTCCCATCTTCTGATTTTGAGGGTAGGTCTAACTTCTATCACGACAGCGCAAATGTTCAAACTCAAGGTGGTAATATTGATTATGGTTTGCGCCAATATGTCAGTGCTGTAGAGTTCAAAGCAGGACCATTAACTAACCCTCACGCCCCTCGTGTGGAATCTAAGCGAGCAGAAGCAACCATTGTGAACGCTATAACTTCAGGTAGCACAAGAGTTCTAACATTGGATGATTCAAGTTTATTCCCTGAAGTACCATATTCAAGAAATTCTACAAACGGCATAGAATATCAAAATGGGGATTTAATTTATGTTGCTGAAATAGATACAGATACACCCACTGAAGTTTATTATCTTGGTGTAACATTTAGTAATTCAGTATCAGGTGAAAATCAATTTGTAATTCAAATACCGAGTGGCACCACATTAAATAATCCTGATATGATAGGTAAAAAAATCTATTTGAAAAAAGCAGGACATTCATTTAAAGCAGTATCAGACCCTACGAATGCAGATGTAAAAGAACTGCGAAGAAACTTGTTTGAACCTTCAAGTAATCCGTGGTCTACACCTGTAACTGTTAATGCCGGTTCTACAACCAAGTTTTGCATTACAAACAGTCAATCTTTTGTAAAGGCGGGTGCTAACACAATAAGCACTAACATAAGAAAAGGTGACAAATTATTCGGAGTATATCGAGATACTGCTACCTTTAGATACTTAGGAGAAGTAAGTGCTGTAACTGAAAACACATATAGTCCACTGACTAATTTTGATATAGCACTTTGTACAGTAACTAATAGTAGTCCCGTCATTACTGTATCAAGCACCTCTAATATTGTAGTAGGTATGGCAGTTTCAGGGAACGGTATTCAATCTAATACTCATGTATTAACAGTTGATTCAGGTACTCAAATTACCTTGGATAAAGATGCAACGGGGCTTCTTTCAAGCCCTTCTCCTGAAACACTTTCATTTGAAGTAGAGGGTGCGATAATAAAATTAACTTCCAACATAGCAAATCAAATGACAAGTGTATTGAGAATAAATGTGCTTAGTGGAGATACATTCACAGAAGATTTTGATGCTGTGTTAAATCGCTCTTGGTTATTCCCATATGCACAAGGTGG